GAACAAAAGTTCGGATATTGCAACTTGTGGTACGCGATCAGGGGTTCGAACCCTGGACACCCTGATTAAGAGTCAAAATCTTTGGTTTTTACTTCTCTTGATAGATACGTTAAAAGTATAGGTTTTATGCGGTTTACACCGCTTTTTTTATTTTTGAAACTGCCCAACAACAGCCAACAAAACCGTAAGTGTGATAGTCAAAAATATAGTCAGTCACGCAAAATAGGAATTTAATTTATCCTCGGTGTTACTGATTGAAACCTCTGCGTCTAAATGTGTATATATCTCCAACGTAACCTGTATGCTCGAATGTCCTAATAATCGTTGTGCGGTTTTTACGTCAATACCTGCATAGTACAAATTAGTTGCATATGTATGACGGAATATATGTGGTGTAACGTCTTTTGCGATTAATCGTATAGCCGTGTCCGAACGTGAAAACTCGTCACCGCCTGCGGCAACATTCATCTTATCTAATATATTATACCAAAAACGACGGAACGATGATTTTGTCATAGGTTCACCGCTTTTCATTGTAAATAAATATATATTTTTTGCGTGTGCAATATATTCTTGCAATTCTGACAATAGTTTTGCCGGAAGAGGAATAGAGCGGTTGCCTGCGTGTGTTTTAGGTGAATTTTTTAGGTGACTTTCACCGTCTTTTATCACCAAATTTTTGTTTATGATTAATCTACGATTTTTGAAATCAATATCTTTGACGGTCAAAGCCAGTGCTTCACCGCGTCTTACGCCAGTGTAATATAGTAGATCTACAAATACACGTTCACGTTGCGTCAGTTTTGCTTTTTCTAAAATTGCTTTCTCTTCGTTCGATAATGACCGCTTTTCTTTCTTTTGTGATTGCGGTAATGAAACTTTCAACGAAACGTCCTTGTAGATGTATTCATTTATTATCGCTTGTTGGATAATCTGTTTTATCGTCAGTCTAACGATTTCAGCAGTTCGGTAATGACCGACACTGATAATGTCATTTAACATTTCTTGAATATGATGTGACTTCAACGCACTCAAACGAATACCGCCTATTTCGGGTATAATGTGCGAATTTAAGGCGTTTAAATACATTGCATAGGTGTTATACTCTTTCGCTGATTTGTACAGCTTTAGCCACTTTATTCCCCACTGCTCTACGGTCATTCCCTCGTCATTTATTATGATACCTTTATTTTGCAGGCTCTTGAACTCGGCGACCTTTTTGTCCAGTTCCATAATTGTACGACCGTACAGTGTTTTACGTTTCGGTTTGCCGTCATCTGTATATCCGACAATCGTACTTGTTGCATAACGTCCGTCGGGACGTTTTTTATATTTAGCCATAAATAACACTCCTTTTTCGTTTTTTTGTATTGAAAATAGAGTGCATTTGTGTTACAATATCATTGGTATGGGATATTGTGTATAAATGCACTTTATTCTTTTTCCTCTGCCTGCTACAACAGGCAGGGGATTTTTTATTGCAATTTATTAAAAATCGACTATTTTAATAAATTAATTGCGATTTTGATACATTTTGTTACGTTTTTTGTGTTTTTAATGCGATTTTAGAATGTTTCTTCACAAATACCCAAAACTTTACCGCAACATTCGTTTCTGATATATTCATTAATGATTATATCGGAATATTTTTCATTATGTGAAATTAATCTGTCAACACCTAATTCCTTAACATATGCGTTACCGTCCACAACAAATATCCCGATTTCACCGATTTCAATACTTGGCTGTTCTTTGACGAATAACTTATCGCCGTCGTGATATGTCGGCTCCATACTGTCACCCGATACACGGACAATAAAATCTGTACCCTTTGGCGGTTGCTCCACAAGGTCAACCTTTTCAGGATATTCTTCGTCCAACGGGTTTCCTGTTCCTGCCGATACAGGCATATCGTAATATGGTACTTTATATTTTTTAATAGGTATGATGTTATCGTAATTTGGTTCGGTAGCGATTTTATCAATACGTTCTAATTCAACATTCATTATAACATTTACGGCTTTTTTGCCGTGATCGTCTAATCTTCTATAATCAGATACTAATTTTTTTTCTACTAAAGAATACGTATCTTGTTTAAGGTTTTTTATATCATCTTGATATAGATAATTAGCGTCGCAATTTAATGCAGAGAATAATTTATACATTATTTCGGGTTTTGGAATACTTACTTCTTTTTCATAATTAGCGATAGCACCTTTAGTAACATTGATACTCTTTGCTAATTCTTCTTGGGTTAAATTCATACCCGTGCGAAGTTCTTTTATTCTTGTACCTATACTCATTTCGCTCCCTCCTTTAATACTAATATACACTAAAAATCTTTTCTTGTCAAGAAAAAAGTATAAGAAATTTGAGAAAAAAGACTTGATAATATAAGAAACTTGTGTTAAAGCATAATTAGTCAAAGAAACTTGAACATAAATCAAAGGGGGTGATAAAATATGGATACAATAAGGCAAAACCTACGTTTTATACTTAACGAAAAAGGTATTAAACAGAAAAGTTTGGCACAAAAAGCCGATATTCCCGAAAAAACATTAAGTGCTATGTTGAATGGGCGTAGAGAAATACATCATAATGAAATAATTAGTATATGTAATGCTCTAAGCATTACTCCAAATGATTTATATGGTGTACAAAAATCGGCATAAACGAAAGGGAGTGAGGGAATGAACATTTACAAAGCAGTTAATAAAGCAAGAAAACATAAACGTTTTATAACACGAAAAAAATACATAAGAACGATGTTGGCTAGTGTAAAGATAAAACCGACAGACAGTGCAGAATGTTGTATAGTATTCAAGAACAACAAGTCCTCTGTAAGTCGTTGGAATCCGTCCGCAGAGGACTTAGCTGCAAAAGATTGGATTATAGTAGATTAAATGAAAGGTATCATAGATTTAATCTTAGCGATATAGTCCATAACGGTATCTACATTGTTTTTAAAGCGATTTTCCATATAAATTATAGCTTTGTCGCTAAGCACAGATTCATATACAATATCATCGGCGAAGAAACAATGTAGTAGTTCTGCTCTATGTAGTTCACGACAAGTAGCGTCAACGTCTTCAATAGACCAATTAGGAAAGAGTTCTTTCTGTATTTCTTCAGAACCTCCCATAGAGGAAGCTTGAATTTTATTCATACCGTTTGAACGCTTTTGAAGATATGCTTTGTACAAAGAGCAAATAAGATAATCAGAATCTTTGGTTATTTCAATATCCATATATAATCACCTCCTTTGAGGTTGATTATAACATTAATTTACAAAATTCGCAATAGACGAACAAAAATCAGCATAAACGAAAGGAAGTGAGGGAATGAGCGAAGAAAAAATAAAAGCGATTGCAGAAATGCTTTCGGGGTTAAAACGTTACGAGTGGTCGAGATTAAAAATTGCTATCGAACGTATGTATGATTCGGCATCTTGTAAATTGCCTTTGGGAGATGCCGAATCTATACAAAAAAATATCGCATTAGAAATGAAAGATATTAGTCATCTATAATTTGTATCATAGATGGATGTAAGCGATAGTCGTGACCTTGGTATTGAACGTGTATGTATCCATATTTAAAACATTCGGCAACGGTAGAGCCTTCAAGAAATGTTAAGTTTTCTGTAAAATATGTTACAGGATTTTGACAGTCAGCTACTGTGCCAGTTTCGGTTATGTCAGTCCAATTACCAAGTAGATTTGCGTAAATTCTCATATAATCACCTCCATTCTGTGGTGATTATAACACAAATAACTGGAAAATACAATCAGTGAGGAAAGAGGTCAAGAGATAATGGATATATGGGATATTTTAATGGAGCACCCGTTGGCAGTAACGGTTGTAGTTTCAATTATTTCAAGTGCAGTTTTTTGTACATTGTTTAATTGGTTATTAAGATAACAACTACTGACGTTTCGCAAAGGTGAGGAGTGAAAGAAAATGAGAAACAGTGACCCCTATGCAGGTATATTCTATTTAATGGGTATAGTGTTCGGAGCGGTCGTTATTATTTCGTTATTAAAGGGTTGATAGAGAGGAAGTGAGGGGAGAGATGACGTGGATAGTTATTTTAGTAATCGAATGCTTAGAATTAATGGCAACATTAATAAAGCGTAGAAATGAAAGCACAATAGAACAAACAAAATTTAATTACATACTTGAACAAGGCTTGACAATATTGTTAATCCTATTGTGCTTAGTTCATGATTAATGATTGAGTAAGTCTAAAATTAATTTGAAAAATTTATAAATCATATTGCGTATATTATCATCATTTAGAACACCATAAAGAGTATAAAGAACTGATATGATTTTTCCGAGTGATTCTATCTGGTTTGAAATTGTATCTAATTTCGGAAAGGGGTCGATATTAGTTTCTGACTCTAAATTGGTTTCACATTTTGATTTTATATCGTTATATAAATTCATAAGTTTTTCGTAGGTTTGAACAGGGATAGACGCATTCCTTTCATTTAGTGATGAAAGCAGTTCATCAATAGGCAAAGTTAATTCGTCCAAGGTCAACTCGCCTAATTCGTCTAAAGTAAAGTCACCTAATTCTTCCAAGTTCAAATCTGTATTATCTAAATCATCTAAGTTCAAGTCCATATTAATCACCTCCATTCTACGGTGATTATAGCATAATATCAAGAATTTCACAATGACAAATAGAAAGTAGGTGAAAAACAATGGCAAAAGTAATGGTAGAAGTAAAGCAAGTAGATTTAAAGACATTCCGCACAATGTACGGTATACCGGAGCATACTGTACAACGTTGGGTACATGTCAAAGGCTTTCCGGCATACAAGTTGGGTCAGAAATGGTACGTTGACCTGAAAGCATTTGAAAAATGGCGTGAAACAGAACACGCCAACAGCTACAAATATGCGTAAAGCATAATAAAACACCTTGCAGGCAGACAAGGGCTGTCCGCATATTATCCGTAAAGTAGACTTTTCCCAATGAGTTTAAATTTTAATGAAATCTGTTTTGCGGACGGCTCCTGTGTGCCTGTGAGGAAGTAAAGAGAGGTAAACAAATGAACACAATAGGAATTGCGCTGATTAGTTTCGGTATCGGACTAATCATAAGTTGGAAATTGGCAGAAAGGGACATAAAAAATGCTAAAAAGAAAACCAAAAACAGAGAATGAGAAAACGGAAGAATATTTCCACAGAGAAGTATTTCCGATGATTAACGCATTCGCCAAAGAATGCAAGGGACACGCAAAGCAGAAAATAACGGTGAAAGGAATATTTTCAAATGAACAAATATGTAGTAATGACGGGCAGAGATGATGTAGTGGTTTTGAATGCCGATGACAACAAGTCGGTTAAGGCATACATAGCAAAAGGATACGGGATAACAAATCGTATCAAGTCAAAGCACCCGCTTGAAATGAGTGTCGCAAAGATTATCAGAGGAGAGCAATAATGACGGCAAAACAAATAGCGGAACTGCACGATTTGTGTTTGCAGATTAATTTATTCGCAGAAAAACACAAGCGAGCGCCTATTGCTATGTATCATCTGATAGGCGACGAAAATCCATTTACAGCAATGATATGTATAGAAATATGTCAAACTGAACCGTTTGATATAATCAAAACATTTACACTTTCAACGGACACCATTTCGACCGAAGATGTAAAAGGAAGATATTACAGATTAGTTAGGAAGTATTTGAAAGATTTAGTTGAAAAGAATGTGGAGGTGAAAGAGAATGAATGATGAAGTAGAGAACTACGATAATGAAGAATTTATCGCGATATTAACTGCACTTGGCAGTAACACAAAAATATTGATTAATGGTAGTACTGATTTTGAAATACGCCATTCTTGGAACAACGGGGAGCCGTACATCAATGTCGTAAATAAAAAAGACCGTTAGAGCTGGCACTCGTAAACGGTCAAAGGTAATTACATAGATTAATCTATGTTTTACATATATTATACCACAAAAAAATAAAAAATCAAGAAAGGAATGATAAAAAGTGGGTAATGCAAATTTATTAGAGGTTGCTCGTGGAGCAATCGGCGAAAGATTAGACTATGAACTGGGAAAGGTTGTTGATAATATCAGCGACCTAAACACAAAGGCGGACGCCGTAAGAAAGATAACGCTGACGCTGTCGTTAAAGCCGGACAGCGAGCGACAGAACATAAAAATGTCGACACAGGTAAAATCAACACTTGTACCGACAAACAACATTGAAAGTGCGTTGTACTTGACGGAATCAGACGAGGGCAAAGCATTAGTCGAAATGTTGCCACAAGTACCGGGACAAATGGCATTAGACGGCTCGGAGCAAGACGAGCCAAAGGTTATACCAATTAAGAAAGCAATGTAATTTAAGGAGGATAAAGATAATGATTAACAAAGAGTTTATTGAAAAAATCGAGGATATGACAGGACCAAAGGTGATTGAAACCGACCATGGCGCATTTTCAGACAAGCAACTACACAGAATTGAGGACAGATTGATTGATACAACCAAATTGTCAAGTCTAAGTGGTTTAGTCACTATGATGAAACAAGAAATGGACAATTATGATAAGCCATTATTCGTCAGAGTGGTATCACCGGAGCAGGTTGATGTATTGGGTACGGTCAGATATGATATGCAACGTGAAAGACCATATGTTGCATATGCAAAATTCAATAGCTTTGACTTCGACAGTTATATGAGCATTGAAAATATGATTATCTGCCTAAAGTCACGTTTTGCACCGACAGAGGACAGAGATTATCTTGTACAGTTACTCGGCAACATTACCGATCAACAATCAGTTCAGACGAAAGATGACGGTATTACACAGTCAGCAACTGTCAAGAGTGGTATTCAGTTGATAGGTGAACAGAGAATTAAGCCGATTGTTACGTTGAAACCATACAGAACATTTTTAGAGGTTGAACAACCGGAAAGTGATTTCTTAATCAGACTTAAAGACGGCAGAGCAGCACTGTTCGAGGCGGACGGCGGAGCTTGGAAATGTGAGGCAGTAAAAAATATTGCGGACAAGCTAAGAGAATTGCTTGAAGATGTACCGAATGTACATATAATTGAATAATAAAAAAGCGGGGGAATTTAATTTCCCCCGCAATACCGTTCAACGGCATATATTATAACACATCGATATTTTAACACATAGAAAGGAAAATGTCAAATGTTTGGATATGTAGACATAGACAGAGAAATAACAGGCAACTACGGCGAGGACAGTTGTGGCGAAGAAGTAGTTGCCTGTACTTGTGACGAGTGCAATGAGCCTATA